AACACCTAAGCCATTGCTGAGCGCTTCTCCTCCGGGCGCGAGGCAGGGAGTCAGTCATTCGTGGCTGGCTCCCATTTTTTCAAAAAGGAATCATCATGGCTAATCTCGGACACATGGATAAGCTAGAGGCGGTTAACGAAATCCTCTTCAGCATCGGTGAGAGTCCTGTCCAAGCACTTGAGAGTGGGCTAGGTGACGCCGCCATAGCAGAATCAATCTTGAATCGCTCGAACCGCAGCATCCAGCTTAAGGGCTGGCACGTCAACACCCTGCGTAACTGGTCGCTATCTAAGGCCGCAGACAACCGCTTTGAGCTTCCTGTGGACACCTTGGCGGTAGACACAGTGAATCCGTCTGGTTCGCGACAAAACACTACGCCAACCCCCTCAGGCTTCATTAACGCTGGTATGCGCCGCGCAGCCGACGACACCAACTGGCTAATGTTTGATAATGACAACAACACTGAGATATGGACGAGTGAGACCACGCTGACGGTTGATATCGTTAAGCTGATAGACTTTGATCATCTCACTCCCGCCCTACAGATCTATGTCTGGACCCACGCAGCTAATAGGTTCCAACAGGGGATCATGGGGTCTCGGGTTCTCAACGAGTTCACACGGGGCGACGTTCTCGAAGCAGAGACTCAGGCGGTGCAAGAAGATAGTGCCAACGAGGATATCAACTTGATTCGACAGAATGGGTTTATCAACGCCATCGCGTGGCGTAACAGTCCTTTGTATGGGCGGTAAGGAGTAACTATGGGTGCGCTAGTAGAACGCTCTCTCTCCACCCTGTTCGGTGGCGTGTCCCGTCAGCCCGCCTCCGTGCGTAGGGAGAATCAGGCTGAGGATGCTGTGAACGCGCTCCTGTCCGTCGTCACTGGCGGATTTGAGAAGCGCCCGGCTACCCAAGTCATTAGCTGGTTGAGCTTCCTTGACAATACCAAAACCTACGCTACCCATTCCATTGACCGGGACTCCACCGAGCAGACCTTCCTCCTGGCTGCTGACGGGGAGATCCAAGCTGTCAACTCCATCTCTGGTGCTCAGATCGCTGTCACCGTGGCAGACACCGAGCACTACCATGTAGTCGAGGCAGCGGGCATTGACTCCACTGGCGTCCTTGAGATTTCCGGCGTGGACTTTGAGGAGCGGTTAGCCATCGATAGCAGCGAGACCGCATTCGCATGGGCCTGGGAACTCTCAGACGCCTCCACGGGCCGCTTTCGCGTCGAAGGCTCCGTAGATGGCATCACGTGGAATACCATTAGTTCATCGACCATAGGCGGCGCGGCCTCTGGCACCTTCAACACCACCATTGGGGCTGTCGCGGCTGGTGACCACAACTACATTCGCGTGTTCATCACCACGGGCATGGCGAGCGCAGCGAACACTCTCACCCTCACGGCTACCTTTAAGGATCTAACGTATCTCCGGGGCGCTAACGCTGACGACCTACAGTTCGTCTCTGTGGCGGACAACACCTTCCTGACCAACCGCAACATCATCACACGGATGGCGCAGGCCGGCTCGGGCACCATAACCAGCACCGTACAGACCTTCTCAGACTTACCCACCCTCAGCGGCAGCGGTAACATCCACCGGGTCACGGGCAGTGATGCTGACGGCTTTGGCACGTTCTTTGTGCAAGATAACGCCTCCCAGAACACTTGGCAGGAGGTTGCTGACCCCAACGCCCACAACAAGTTTGATCCCTCGCGGATGCCTCATCGGCTCGTGCGGGGGTCTAATGGAACCTTTACCTTCTCGGGCGCTGCCTGGGCCAACCGTCAAGTCGGTGACGAGGAGATCACTGAGAATCCGCCGTTCATTGGTAAGGCCATTCAGGACGTTACGTTCTATCGCAATCGCCTGACGTTCGTTGCGGACGAGGAATCCTACTCAGGCCAGTCTGGCAACGTGCTGGACATGTGGCCCGAGAAGGCTGTAGAGGTTCTTGACAGTGATCCTGTGACCCGTTCGGCCACAGAAGATGACATTAACATCCTCAAGTTCGCCACCACCTTCCGTAAGATTCTCTTTCTGACCTCCCGCCGCGCGCAGTTCGAGCTGACCTCGGAAGGGGCCTTCACGAATAAGAGCGCGTCCCTGGATCTCGCCACCAGCTATGTGGCTAGCCCGGTGGCAAAGCCTGCGGCTATGGGCGACGTTCTGTACTTCCCGTCCTCAACTCCGTCACACGGGATCATCTACGAGTACTTCTTTGATGACTCTTCGTTGTCCAACACAGCGGCAGACATCACCAAGCACGTCGTGGATTACATTCCTAACGACATCTTGGAGATTGTCACAGACCCGACTACGGGAACCGTATTCACTCTGACGACCGGCGAGCAGAACTCTGTCTTCGTGTACCGTACGTTCTTCGACGGCACTGAGAAGATTCAGTCCGCGTGGTCCAAATACACCTTTGGGGCTTCCGAATCCGCAGCGTTCATCCACGGCATGGCAGTCCTGTCGGGCTTCCTGGTCATGGTCATTGAGCGTCAGGACGGCGGCATCTATCTAGAGCAGACCCCCGTGTCCCGTGAAGCTAAGAATGAGATCGTCGGGTTCATCCCTCTGTTAGATCAGCGTGAAGTCCTGACGGGTGTGTACGACTCCACTAACGACGTGACGGTGTGGACCACAACCTACGAGCACACTGATGACACGCAGGTGATTCTCGGCCCGTCCTTCTCGGAGCCAGGGTTTGAGATCGTCACTCGCAACTGGTCTGACAAATACCTTATGTCCTTGACCACCGTACTGGCGGGTGAGACCTTCATTCTGAACGGACTCACGTTCACGGCGCACGCCACGACCACTACGACGGCTAGTCGAGAGTTCAGTATCAGTGGTAATGATATCGCAGACGCAGGTGAGTTAGCCACGGTAATCAACGATAGCACTGACGGTGCTCCGGGAGTTACTGCTACGGATAACGGCGACGCAACAATCACTCTCAACGTTGATGACAAGTTTGATGGAACCATCACGGCTCCAACTGGTACTGCCATCACAAACGCCACTCTGGTGGCTGTTGAGATCAATGACCTGACCGCAGTGCGCGGAGACTTCTCAGCAAATTCTGTCTGGATTGGCCGCCCGTACATCATGTCATTCACTATGTCACAACAGTTCTTCCGGGGCGAAGACAACGCTGCCAATCTAACTGGGCGGTTACAGCTTCGGGATATGTCCTTCAACGTGGTGGACACTGGCTTCCTTAAGATCACGGTCACGCCAACGGCGCGGCTTCCCTACGTCTATCCGTTTGAGGGTAAGATCCTCGGGTCATCCACCTTACTGGTGGGCGGCGCGTCAATTGCCACACGGGCGACCATTAAGGTTCCCGTCTGGTCCAACTCAGCGGAAGTTGACATCACCATATCCAACGATCAGCCCGTCCCGTGCGTCGTCACTTCGGCGTCATGGCGGGGCTTCTTCAATGAGATTTCGAGAGCTGAGTAATAGCTAATACTGGAGTAAACTATGGGCTTTGAAACTCTGGCGCTAATCTCACTCGGCCTTAAGGTTGGCCAAACCGTCATTCAGAATAAAGCACTTGCTGATTCTAGTGAGGCGGCGATAAACCAATCTGAGGCCGAGATTCAAGAGTTTGATCGTCAACGAGAAGAACAGGACGCAGTAGCGGCTGAGAACAAGTCAGATCGCGTCCGAGAAGCAGACAAACAGTTCGCCTCTATGATCACCGCATTAGCTGACAATGGCGGCTCAGGGACCGCAGCGGAAGCTAGGTTCGCTGGGGAGATCGGATTCCACGAGGGATTAGATCTCGCGCGTATTGAGGGCAACCGCACGCGAGGCGACGAAGCCTTGAAGTCCCGTCAAGGGGCCTCTAAGAATCGCGCTGTCGATTTCGCACGGGGTAACCGTCGTAAGGCAGTGAGTAACTTGATTGACCTGGCCGCTTCGGGCGCAGGCACGGGAACGTCTATCCAAGGCAATCGACAACGTACTGAGGCTGTCAAGCAAGGAGGCACCTAATGGCTATTGATATCGCACTGGGCACTGGCGGCCAACGGTCCAGCCGGTCACGCCGCGCAGGCGGCGCGTCTATTGACACTGGCTCCACGACTGTCCAGTCCCGCGATGTAGCCCGTGAGGTTGACGTAGGCGGCCAACGCGCCGCAAACGGCCTCTCAGCCATCGGTGACGCCATCAGTTCCTTCTTTCCCGTCCTACAGCAGGCTCAGCAGCAGGACGAGGCTCAGGAGATGCTTAATGACCGCCGTGCCAACCGGGACGAGATTGCCCGTATTGAATCGGAGGTTCGTCTGAACAAGGACGGCGCACGAGAGGCTATCTCCACTGGGGACTTCTCGTCATTCATCCCCGACGATGAGATGGCACGCCGGCGCGTGATCTCTGATAGCTTCCAGACGGTAGCTGCTCAGACGATGGCGTTCGATGATTATGACGCGCGGCTTGAGCAAGCCATCAAAGAAACGCCTCTCGACGGTTCGCCTGAGGCGACCGTAGACGACTTCCTTAAGGCGGAGCTTAAGGGGGCCAATCCCCTCTTTGTCAACTCCTATTCCCGCGTGATCCATCAACGGTCCGCACGAGCCATCCAAGACTACAAGGCCTCCCGCTTGGAGCTTCAACAGGCCCAGGCCGAACGCCAGGCCTCCAACCTGATTAACTCTGAGATCACCACCCAGATTGTCCCCCCGACCGCAGAAGGCATCGTAGCCCTCCGTAGGAAGGTCATTGGCTCCCTGCCGATGAATGCCCCCGAGGCTATCCAGCGCGCAGACGCCCTGGTGGACAGTTCCATCATCTCTCTGGCGGCACAGGGCGACCTGACCGCTATTCGTATGGCTTCGATCCCGGACCCGGCGCGCGATGGCACGAGCGTGCTGTCCCGTAACCCCGGCAAGATGAACGAGGCCATCCAGGCTGCTATCACCAAGGACACCCAAGTGCGCTCTATGCAGGCTCACAACGAGCTTGAGAACATCGAGGATCGTGCGGCGGGTATCAAGGCTGGTTCGTCTGAGGAGAACTATGAGGATCTCTGGGTAGACCTGTGGCTCCACCGCGAGCGACACGGCGACAGTGGCCGCTTTGACACCCTTCGGGACAAGATAGCAACCGCACTAGACGCCAAGGGCACCGAGGTCGGAACTTATGACCGGATTGCTCAGGGCCTTATGCCTAC